GAAACGATGAAGAAATTCAACGACGCCGCGATCAAAGCCGGAGCAGATACAGCCTTCAGCGCAGCGGACGCAGCGGACGCGATCGGAGAACTTGCAAAAGCTGGGGTATCAACGAAAGATATCTTAAACGGCGGTCTTACAGCTTCCCTAAACTTGGCCACGGCTGGGGAATTGGACTTAAAAGAAGCCGCTGAGATTACTTCGACAGCGTTAAACGCGTTTAAACGTGACGGCATGACGGCCACACAGGCAGCAAACCAACTTGCGGGAGCTGCTAACGCGTCAGCGACAGACGTCCACGAGTTGAAATATGGTCTTTCCATGGTCGCTCCGGTAGCGTCTGGGCTTGGTCTATCGTTCCGCGATACCACAAACGCCCTCGCAGTATTCGCTCAAAACGGACTCAAGGGATCAGACGCCGGAACATCATTAAAAACTATGCTTATGAATCTGCAACCGCAGACCAAGGCACAAACGAACATGATGAAAGAACTCGGTATCATTACAGCCGATGGCTCGAACCAGTTCTTTACGGCTGAAGGTAAAATCAAGTCATTCGCTGAAATTTCGCAAGTTTTGAAAGATCATTTGAGCGGACTTACTGACGCTGAAAAACAAATGGCTTTGAAAACCATGTTCGGTACCGACGCGGTGCGCGCTGCTACTATCGCGATGAACGAGGGAGCAGACGGCGCTAACAATATGCAAGCAGCTATTGACAAAGTGAGCGCAGCTCAAGTAGCAGCCGAAAAGCTCAACAACTTAAAAGGGGCCGTTGAGGCTTTGAGTGGTTCTTGGGAAACATTCCAAATCAAAGTTGGAACGGCAGTCCTTCCAATCCTTACGACACTCGTAAAATGGATTGATAAGCTGGTTGACAAATTATCCAACTCGCAAGGGCTACAAAAGTTCTTGGACGCCCTTAACTCGTTGAACCCGGCATTGAATCAATTCCTTAACGGAACTAAAATGACCGACGAGCAAGCGAATAAGTTTAAAAATACCATGCAAGCTGTAAAACCAGCAGTGACGGCTCTTGTGGGTGCGTTCGCGTTTGGTCCAGCGGTCCGCGGACTAACTTCGCTAACTGGTGCAATGGGAATCGTTGCGAGTAAAACTCTTGCTCTTGGATCAGCAACTTCGGGCGCGATGAAAACGGCCGGAGGCTTTATTTCTAGTTTTACGAGCAAGATTGCCGGCATTCCGGGCGTTCTTGGCGGAGCTGCTTCACAAGGGCTATCGGTACTTGGAATGATGACTACTGGGATCGCGTCGGTGATGGGAGTTGCCCTCGCGTCAATCGGTCCGGCTGCTATTTTGGGGCTTGTCCTCGCTGGCCTTGGTCTGATTAATCAACAATTCGGAAAACAGATCGATCAGTTGATTACATTAGTAACCACTAAAGGGCCGATGATTATTCAAAACCTTGTAAACGGGATCACTAGTCAATTACCGAGCTTAATCGCTTCGGGTGCTGACCTAGTGGCCAAACTCGCGCAAGGCTTTGCAACAATGTTCCCAGTGATCGTTAACGCTGGGATCCAGTTGATCGGTAGCCTCGTTCAAGGTGTGGGCCAAAACGCAAGTTCTTTGATCTCGTCCGCGGTAACGATTATCGGGACTTTGGTCAATAGCTTACTTTCAGCATTGCCACAGCTCCTTGCTATTGGTATGCAGTTGTTACTTAGCATTACGCAAGGGATCTTGCAAAACTTACCGCAAATTCTTTCGACAGCGAAACAGATTGTAACTAACTTCATTACTAATATGCAAGCGCAATTCCCGCAGATCCTTCAACAAGGTATTCAAATTTTGATGAATGTCGTCCAAGGGATCATTCAAGCCTTGCCAACGATCATCGATATTGCGACACAAGTCATTGTCGGATTTATTCAAACGATCTTGTCAAACTTACCAACGATCTTGCAAGGTGGTATTCAGCTTATCGTGGCGCTTGTCCAAGGGCTTATTAACGCCTTGCCGAAGATTGCACAGTCTGGTGCGCAGATTATCGGTCAGCTTATCATGGGACTTGCTAAAGCCTTGCCTCAACTAGCTATGGCTGGAGTGCAATTGGTCGTACAACTTGCGACTTCATTGATTACTGGTATTCCTAAGATCGTAGGCGCTGCATGGGATATCATCAAGGGCTTCGGTGGTGCATTGCTTAACTTCATTCCGAACGCTCTGAAAGGCGTTGCAGACGCGGTCGGCAACTTCTTCGGTGGTATTTGGGATTGGATTTCCGGTAAGTCCGAAGCAGGCGGAGCGAAGGTTGAAGCGACGATTGGAGCAACAGCGGAACATATCTCGAACAAGAGCTCGGAAACGACCGCAAAAGTAAGCTCGGACGCGACGACTGCGAATACTAATGTCAGCACGAACTATCAACAAATGCAAGCGAACGTCAGCACGTCAACGAATACAATGACCGCGGACGTATCGAATAACATGATGAACCTTGCAAATAGCACAATGACGACCACGTCAACAATGCAACAAGGCGTATCAATGAATTTCGGTATGATGAACGCTGACGGCACGATGAACATGCAACAGCTTGCAATGAATACCGATACGTCATTTAACCAGATGAACGCAAACGCAGTCGCTCAAACGGGTCAAATGAATACGGGTGTAACAACCAATATCGGCCAGTTGAACGCGAACGCAAGTAACGAGCTGAATCAGTTGATGAATAACGCGAACGCAAGTACGGCGGGAGTCAATACGGCTGCAACCACGAACGCGCAACTTGCAAATTCGGGAGTCGTGAGCAACTTCCAACAAATGCAAGCAGGAGCGACTAGCGCTACAAATGTGATGGCAAGCAACGCACAAGCTGACTTTGCCAAAGTCTCTCAACAAGCGCAACAATCAAGCGCGCAATTATCGCAAGCAGTAACCAACAATTACAACCAAATGAAGACGGCCGTCACTAACTCAATGAACGCGACGGCTCAAGCGGTTCAAGCTGGGCTTACAAAGATCTCGCAAGTGAGCTCTTCGGCTGGTAAACAGCTAGAAAGCGCGTTTAAGTCAACGTTCCAAAGTGTGACAAATAGCGCTAAAAGCGGTATGCAAGCATTTACTAACACTATGCAATCAAGCATGAATCAAGCTGTTTCGCTTACTAGGTCAACTTGTGCTCAGATTTCAGCTTCGTTCGGCTTGCTTCCAGCTATGCTTCAAATGGTCGGATTTAATGCGGGCGTAGGCCTGTATAATGGGCTTGCTTCGATGGCCGGTTCGCTCTATGCTCTTGCTTTCAGTATCGCTTCAAATATCGCTTCAGTTATGCGTTCGGCGCTTGATATTCACTCACCTTCCCGAGTTACGAAAAAAATTGGTGGCTTTACTGGTGAAGGTATGTACCTCGGTATGAAAGACTGGGTCGGTGATATTAAGGCGATGGCGAAAGAGTACGCTCAAGCTATCACAGATCAAGACTATCAGACTAATAGTGTATTGACCACAAGCGCGAGCGTGACAAACTCGGGCGTTCGCTCATCTCTTGAGGACTTGAGCGACGAGGTCAAAAATTCACAACTTTCGAACCAAAAATTCGAAGTACATAACGAAATTGTGGGAGATAAGATCTATACCACAATTAAGGAGAAAGACGCGAGAGAAAAGGCGCTAGACGCTTATTTCTCGTAAGGGGGAACGATGGACTTATTAATTGAAAAAGACGGCCAAAGTCAGAAACTATCTGGCCTTGGCCTTTACAATATCACGGTCGAAGATTCGTCCCCGGCCGTGGAATTATCGAGGCGAACCGTCAAGGGGCGCAATGGTTATATTTTCGACGGCTTGACCTATACCGAAAAGAAAATATCAGTCACAGCAAGGCTTTCAGCGGGTTCTATGGAGGACTTTCTAAACAAAAAGGACGAAATTTCTCGCTGGGTCTTGGGTGACGATAGCTTTTATATTACCAGGCTATACCAAAACGTAAACAATATTTACGACTTCCAGACTCCGGGGCAGACGACGGGCGATCTCAATATCGCCCAGTTGCCACACGCTAACTGGAAATATCGCTATAATGTCGTGGGCGAAGGTCAAATCGAGTTTGACTTTATCGGCAATTCCGAAGCTGGTATCAAGTATAATGTTTCGTTTTCATTCGTAACAGCGGAGCTTCCGTATGGCGAGACGGTCCCGAGGGATCTCGCGCTGAGCGCGAACAGCTTTCCATACAACGGTACGGCGCCACTTAGTCAGCTAGAGGTTCCGTTTGTTGTGGAACTGACCGCAAACGCTGATAATACTGATTTTTTCCTTGAGATCGACGGCCGTCGGTTTACTTATCGGCACACAGAAACGCCTTTAAGATCGGGCCAGAAGCTCCTTTTGAAAGGAGTCGAAACAGCGATCTATCAAGGACCGGCCACGCAAGATCTAAACGTCAACAACCGGACGAATTACGAATATTTCGTTATTAGGCCAAAGCCTAACCGGTCAGTTAATTGGTTTACTAATTTTAAGGGGACCGTCAAGATCCTCGGATTTAAAGAGCTGTATCGCTAGAGAGGAGGTGGATCATTGATTACTTTTTACGACGAAAGGGGCAACGGATACGGAGCCCAAGTCGAATTGACAACAAAAAACGCTGTAAATGGCGAACGGTCGATCTCCGGAACGATTGTATCTAATAAGCAGGTTCTTTCGCGCTTAGATCGTGGGTGGAGCTTTACCTTCGACGGCGAGCTCTATAAGATCATTTACGCGAAGCCAAAAGACGAAGGAAAAAATATTTCGCTATCTTTTGACGCGGTCCACCAGTTCTTCTACGATTTTGAGCACTCAAATTGTTATCAAGAGTTTAACGGCTCAAATCGCTTTGAAGTTTATATCGAAGCTATTTTCAAAAATAGCGGGTATCGGTACGTGATCGAGGCACAAGCGGGATCGATTCGAAAAGAGAATTTCGGTAACGCAAGTCGCTTGAAAATGTTTAAAGACATCATCAAAGCAGCAGGCCTTGAATTTTCGGTTACTGGTAAAGTCGTTCGAATTTTGAAAAAAGTCGGGACTGACCTTTCGACGGTCGTCCGGAAAAATTTCAACATGAACGAGCTGACAATCGAAAAAAATATCGGTGGCTTCATTACTTACAAAAAAGGTCTCGGGGCGTGGAAAGATGAAAACAATCATAACGCAGGCCGATATACCTCAGAATACGAGAGCCCACTTGCTCGGATCTATGGCCGAATTGAGGGCGAACCGGTAAGCGATGAACGTTACAAAGAGACTGGTAAGCTCTTAGAACGATTAAAGAAAGAAGTCGACGAATCCTATTCGATTTCGGTCCAACTTGACATGGAAGATCTCACACAAGCCGGATATAAGTACACACGGCCCCGCGCTGGTGACTATATCATGGCTATTAACGAGACGATTGGGTTCCGCGAGAAGATTCGTATAGTTTCTTACGAGAGCTCTTACGACGTAACGGGCCGGCTATTGTCCCACAAGGTAACGTGTAACGATATTGGGACCGTCCAGAAAGCGATCACGTCGGAAGGCTCAATTATACGAAGCGTTTCCGAGTCTAAAGAGTATGCTGAAGGAGCTCTTGCGACAGCTACACGGGCGCTTGTTTCCGCGAATGGGAAGAATACCAACTATTACGGCACAACGAAGCCAAAAGACGAGCCAAGAGGGACGCTTCACGAAGGCGATCTCTTGTACTTGACCGTGGGCGAGGAAACAGAACTCTACTATTGGTCAGGTACGGAATGGCTTCCGAAAATTCTCAAAGTTGACACGTCAAAAATTGAAAAAATAGTCAACGACGCCCAAACTTCAGCAAACCAAGCAATCGCGCAAGCAAACGCAAAAGCTGACGAATCCTTAAAAAAAGCTGGAACAAGTGCTGATTTAGCCAAAGAAGCAAAGAGAATCGCAGACGAGAACGTTACGAATTTAAACAAGTTCAAGGCGACGGCAGAACAGGCTCAATCACAATTAAGTAAAGACGTTACGACCTTTAAAAATGAGTATGGCTCTAAA